TGTGCTTTTAAAGATGAATATTCTCTTTTAAAATCCGCTAAAGAAACTGGGTCACCTTTTTTAATGACTTCACCAGATTCTTCATCAATATGATCATAACCACGAGCAACATAGTCATCAACTCTATGTGGCTCGATTGTAAGGATTCTATTTCCTTTTCTTACTTGTGACATAGATCATCCTCCTCTTTATTATTTTTCAACTGCAAATTGAATTGAATTTACTTTTTTCTTTAAAACAAATACATCTTCATGTGATTCTTCATAGTAGACCCATTTTCCTTCAGACATTGCAGATGGTTCATCCAATTTAGCAAATTCATAGTTGATTGGTGTAATGACTGCTAATGGATGCACCATGAACATTTTGATTTGTTTTGCAGAAACTGCAGGTTTATACCCTTGTGTGAAGTCATATACAGTTTTCATTAATTCTGATGGAACTTCAACGATTTTAACCAAGTCTAAGTTAGCGATAGTTCTGTTTAATTTATTTTCTGCATCACCAATGATTACAGTTCTAGCTAACTTTTCAGCTTGTTTTAACATTGCATTGTAAACTGGTGTGATATATAAGATTCTTCCTGTAGATGGAACACGTGCTTCAGCCATGTTGATCATCATTTTATCAAAATATTCTAAGATATTTGCTGCTGTGATTTCATCAGTAATAGGTGTTTGACCTAATTCTTGATATTCAGCATAGATTTTAGAAACACAATATACGTCCATTTCAGGGAATTTTTGTTCTTGGTTGAATGTTTCAGTAATATTACCGATTGAAGCAACCATATTTGTTTGATCAATATCTTTTGGGTGTACCAAAGTAGACCATTTTCTTTCATTAGTTAAAGTTAATGGTGTCCATGCGTTATTGTAGTTTCTAGTTGCATTGGCAATTGTATCTCTTGTTGAATCTACACGTCCTGTAGTTTCTAATGTTGGGATTTCAATTGTTCTTGCATTGACCCATCTATATTTTTGGTTGTTTGGAGTATTGAATAAATCTCCGAAATAAAGCGCATAAGGCCAAGCTTGTTCTAACGCTTGTTGATATGCATGTGCATAGTTTACTGCTGCCATATTTAATTTCCTCCTGATCTGTTATTCTTTTGGCATTGCTCTAACACCTGCAAAATGGAAACCGAATGCATTTGCATTGTTTTCTCCTCCAGGTGCTCCTTTAGAAGCAGTACCTTTTGTAAATGTTGGTAATGAAGGTTCATCTTTAGTTTTTTCAACAACGAATGCTCCTGCATCCGATTCTTTTAAACCTTTGATATATTCATCCGCTCCAATGAATTTGCCGTCTTTTAATTCAAAATTTTGTTCCTTGAATTGAGAAATAATTCCACGTTTGGCACTTTCAGAAGTAAAGTTCATTCCTGCAAAGTATGAGTTAGTAGCAAAGTCTCTTTCTTGTTGAGTCAATTTGTTGTTCAACTCTGCAGTTTCATCTTTATATTTCTTTTCCCATTCAGCAGCTGAATTCTTGATGCCTTCAATATCCATATCCTTGTATGATTTGATTTGCTTGTTCGCATCATTCAAGGAGTTTTGAGCTGATTCATATTTTGTGTTCAATGTTTCTAGCTCTTTTGTTTTTGATTCGACTTCCTTGCGGTATTTTTCAATATCGTTACCGTTTTCAGTCATGATTTGATTAACTTGTTCATCTGTTCATCCTAAATTCTTTAAAAATTCTCTTTTCATAAGATCCTTTCATTCACTACGCTTTAGTACGCTGGTTGCATCAGCCTGTGTGGTTGCAGTTTTACGAGTTGCCCACCTCATAATTTTTGTTTTCTTCATGTTTTGCTATGTTGTTTTCAGTTTTTGGGTACAAAAAAAGGAAATATCAGTCTCTATTGCTGTATTTCCTTTTATTTCTCTCTAGTGCTTTTGTTTTTGGTTTAGGTGGTGGTTCATAACATTCGTAAACTTCATGTGTCATATAATCACACATCATGCATTTATATGTAACTTTCTTAATCACACAATGCTTTTTATGATTATAATGCCTTTTTATATCATATATAAAACAGCAATGATGATGTGGTCTTAATCCTTCAGCCATTGAAAAACACCTCCTTTCTCTAAAATTGCGTATAGAAAAAGCGAGTCTTTTGAACTCGCTTTATATTCATATTTAATTTTTAATCTAATACCATTGATAATTGACTATTGTATTCTTTGATTTTCAAGCTTGTATTGACTTCGGGAGACCATGATTCCAAATAATTTTTAGCATTTTCATAATCAGTCTTTAAGGTATCTCGATATGAGCCTAATTTGAAATACTTTTTATAGTCTCTCCAAATGTTGCTAAAAAGTTTTCTGCTCTTTAATTGGTAAGCTCTTGAATCAATACCGCCTAGTGCACTAATTACAGTTGTTTTAGCAATTCTTTCAAGCGTATATTGTTGTGAACTGTCAATCGTTGTTGATTTTTCTAAATCAGATACCTTTTCTTCAAGAACATCAACTCTTTGAGCTGTTTGTTCTTGAACTTTAACACTCAAGAACAAGATTTCTCTATCAGTTTTTGGAAGTTTGATTTTTTGTTCCATTTCAGCAAAACGATTAACATATTTAGCAGTGAAGATTACACCCTTTTCACCAGTCAATTTGTTTGCTACCATTTCACAACCTTTCTTGGTTAATAAATAACAAGGTTGTTCTTTATTTTGATTATTAACATATGTGCTTGGTACAAAGAATTGAGGACTGCTTAATTTTGAGCCGTCCAATATTTCAACGTATTTTCTAATTTTTGATAATAAGTTTTTATGCTCCATATCTACCATTTCAGCAACTTCTCTACTGTCGATTGTTTCAATTGCTGACGTGTTAATCAATTCATTATCCATTAGTTCTTCCATATTGCTGCTCCCCTTTCATTAATTAACCAACTTCCATGTTGTCCTAACTCAGGAGCGTTTTGTCCTTGAGTTTTTACCACGTTCCCATTTTGGGAATACGATAGCGTTTGCATGATTTTACTTTCATTTATTAGAAATCTTTTGGTTCCATTAACGGTGAACAAATCGTTAATCGTGGGTAAATGATTACCAATGGTCGCCAAATCCGACCTTTGAATTAATTGCTTATCATCGCAATCAATAACACATGGGGTAACGTTTTGGACCCCCATCTTTTGCTTTCCACCCATGGAGTCGTGAATCACGACCCCATCTCTTTTATCATCAGAATCAATATGTCTTGCAAGAGAATCTCTTACATTTTTGTATCCAAGTGCTTCAGCAACATCCTTACCAACAAGCCAAGGTTCATTGTCAATCACCAAGCTTCTTACATTTCCAAATTCTTCATTGTTAAATATTTGTAGTTCGTTCATATTGACAATCTCCTTTTTTAATTGTTTCTTGAATGTTTCTTGTTAAAGCATTGCACTTTGAAACATTTGATCTAATATCATCATCTAAGGAATCAATTTGTTCTTGAATAAATACCATGACATTTGCAACATCATATTTAATATCATTTCCATTTTCACATGCATCACATGTAACGATAACCATAGAATTAATTCTTTGTAATTCATTTAGCTTATCATCAATATCCATGAGAGCATCTAATAAACTATCTAATTCTTCTAACATAACTTTTACCTCTTTCTTCAATTGTGTTCAAAGGCAAAATGTAGTACAATAATCTTGCCTTTTGGTAAAGAGTAACAAGTGCTTGGTCGTGCTGATGTTACTCTTTTTTATTTTGATATTTCCTCATCAATTTTACTTTCTAGCCATTCCTTTTTTGATTGATTTCTTTGCTGTAAAATAGATTCTAACTTTTCTACTTTATCTTTATCAATCAAGGCTCCAAAAGTTTTTTTATTTTCTCTTCTTTTACGGAAATATTCAGCTCTACTTTTATTTGTCATAAACCCTCCTTCCTTGTAGTGTACAACATTATAATAGAATGTATCACGCTACAAAGTCAAGGCTTTTTTATTTTTTTATATCATTTCATACCTTTTCATATTGTTTCAATAGTGCTAACTATAATTGAAATTAAACATGCGGATTTATTGAAAAAAGTAAGTAATTACGAAGAAATTTTACTCAACGAAAAATTTCGCTCAGTGGATTTCTTTATTCCAAGCACTTATAAGCAAATCTTTTTGCTTTTAATTTGTGCTTTGATTTCTTCAAGAATAAAATCATTGACTTCAAAATTAAGTGCTTCTTCTGGAAGTTCTTTTTTTACTATTTCAAAATAAGCTTTTGTAATTTTTTTAATTGTCGAAGAATTAATATGTACACCGCTCTTAAATGCATATACCGTATTCATTCTATTTTTCCTCCTACTCTTCTACATGTTTAATTGAGTATCTAACACAACATTCATGTTCGATACAGCATCCTCGATACTTTTCCCAATCCTTGCAGAAATAAACAATGTCAGCTTGACCTAATAACTTAACGGACTCGCCTAAACACCATAATGGAGTTTTAGGCTCACCATCAAAGAACGAATCAATCACTTCAATTTCTTTATCAGGAAATAATTCTTTTACATTGCATAGCACCCTTTCTCTTTCATCTAGGATTTCTTTATCCGTTTTTCCTGCCATTGGTTGACTAATGAATAGTTTCATTTATAACATCCTCCTATTCAAAAAATACCCAGTCATCCGCTAACATATCTGTTTGTGATGGTGCCCAAGGTACAATATTTTTCTTTGCATCTAGATTATCAGTTTGTAAATTAGATGAATCTATACAAACAAAAGGATTTGTTGTTGCATCTGTTTCACATAAATGAATAAAAATTCCTTTACCATTCCAACCTTTTCTAGCAAGATTCATTCCTCTTTTTAGATATTTGATAGCTTCATCAAAACCAAAAGTAACTTCTCCTCCTAATTCTGGGCAGTTTTCTTCATCAGCAAGAATCCATCCATCATCAAGAATATTGGATAACGTATAAATGACTCTTTCAGTTTCTCTAATATCCATTTCTTTGCCTTCTTTGGTATGCATGATTACTGTTTTCTTTTCATCATCCCAATACCAATAACCACCCCATGAAGGTAATTTCATTTTCATTCCTTGTTTCATTAAATCAAATGCTTTTTTAAATTCCATAATTATTCTCCTTCTAACATTTAATACATTTATTTTCAAATTTCTTATATGCGTCGAAATATAATTCTTGCTTATTGCCATTGTAGGTTAATTCGTAATACATCCTATCATCTAACGTTGTGCTTAATAACGCTTTGTGATTTTGTAATGTTTTAGCATACCAAACAACGTAAACTTCAAAATCAACTTTGCCATCCGTTTTATCAAGATGTTCTTCTGTGTACTCTCTAACTGTTTTTTTACATAAATCTAAAAATTCACCTGAACTCATTTTTTTCTCCTTTTTTACTAAAAAATTTCTAAAATAAAAGCAATCATCATAATTAAACCGAAAATAAAAAGTGGGATAAGAATTTTACATAACCCACAAATGAATAGATCAATAAGCTTTAAAGCAATTAAAAGAATGAATAATACTTTGATTACAGTTTTCATATCAAATCTCCTGATTTTAAGCAAAAGAAAAAGCCAACTTTCGTTGACTTATTATTTATTGTCCTTGTTCCCAAGCCCATTTTTTACACTTATTAAACGCTTCAATCGCTTCTTTTGGGGCATCTCTCATAACTCCATCTTTTACTTTATCTTCATACGGTTCCCATATTTTCATCAGTTCTTCTATTTCTTTAGGATAATGTCTTAAAGCCATTTTATTTCCGCCCCTTTCTGCTAGTTGAAGCTATGTATTCAGCTTCCACTTCATCATAACGTGAATACTTATACATCTTTTTGGCGTAATCACTTATCTCACCTACATTATAATCATTTGCTATCGGTAAGTATATCTATACTTTTAATTTCATTTGCCATAATTTCATAAGAGCCGTTATCAGAATAAGGAATTTCTATACTTGCAACTTCAGGATCATTATCAATCGCTCTGGTAAAACCTTTAACAATACCCTTTATGACTTCACCTGTGGTACATTTTACCTTTACTTTTTTTCCAAAATATCCCCATAATTCTTTTTCTGTCATATGTTCCTTACTCCTTTCTTAATGTAGGCACTAAATGCGTTCCTTTATCTTTACTGTAATGAATTATGAATCTATGTGTTAATATTAAATTTCCATCAATATCAATAACATATCCTTCCATGTTTTCATCAATAATAAGCTCTTTATTATTCCAATTTCCATTTACTGTTCGTTGTATAATTCCTTTGCCTGCGTGTGTCGAAATACATTGCTGAATTTCTTCCATTGTAGCATTAGAAATATAACTTCTTCCTTTAATATAATTATTATGACCTAAAATATGCTTCCCTTGCTGTCCTTCTCGCAAAGATAAATTATATGTCTTAATAATCTCATTTTGAAGATTTACATTTTTAACATCTAATTGAATTGCTTTGTATCTATCAATATCAGTATACTTCATATTTTGATACTCTTCTATGCTTTTTGGCATAATTGAAGATTTTAATATTTTTGAAAACATTTCAAATTCTTTTTTATCAGAATTGAAACTAGTTTTTTTGAGTATTTTTAAAGCTTCTTCTGTGCTGCGTTCAGCCATGACTACTTTCTCTCTTGGATAAGCCTTTTTAAGGACATTATCAATACCATGTTCTTTCTTGAATTGGATATTGCTTTCTTTAATGAATTGAGAACGTTTATCTTGCCATTCTCTAATCTTTTTAGCTTCTTTGGTGGAATCTACACCGCATTCATCAAGAATATTCTTTCTTTTCTTCCAAGAACGAATCTGACGTTCATAATATCTTTGCTTTTGTTCCAGCTCGTATTGATCATCATTCCTGTTCTTGTCAAATTCTTCGGTATCGACCAGATTGTTCTTATACTCATAATCAGTAACTTCATAAAAAGAATGTCTACAGTTTGGTCCACCTAGGCCATCAACACGGCCGTATCCCGTTGCTTTTTTAAAATTTTGTAGACCTTTTACAGGAGTATGAAGATAAAACAATTTGCCCTGCCACTCTTGATGGGATGGTCGAGCACCACCATGACTTGAAGTCTTTACAATGTTAATGCCCAACTCTTTGCAGTTATCCATTTTGAATTTCAAAGACGTTTG